CAAGCTTACAAAGAATTATTACCAGCAACTGGACCAGTACACACTCAAGTTATTGGATTAATAAATAGACAAAAAGAAGATCAATCACAACGTGTAAAAGAATTCATGAACTATCAGCTCATGGACGTGATGAAAGAGTACGAACCCGAGTTCGATCAAATGCTTTTTTATCTCCCTCTTAGCGGCTCTGCGTTTAAGAAAGTTTATTACGATGAACTACTTGGTAGAGCCGTTTCAAAGTTTGTTCCAGCTGACGACCTGTTAGTTCCCTATACGGCAACATCTTTACAAGATGCTGAAGCTATTATTCATGTCATTAAAATGTCAGAGAATGATTTAAGAAAAAAACAAGTAGCAGGTTTCTATGTTGATATAGAATTAACCCCTGGCTACAACGAAGAAACAGAGGTACAAAAAAAAGAACGAGAACTAGAAGGTGTTAAAAGAACTAGAGATGAAGATGTATTTACTGTTTTAGAAATACATACAGATTTAGATTTAGAAGGATTTGAAGATAAAGATTCTACTGGAGAAGACACAGGAATTAAACTTCCATACATTGTAACAATAGAACTTGGAAGTAGAGAAGTATTATCAATTAGAAGAAACTATGCAGTAGGAGATCCTACTAAAGCAAGACAAGATTATTTTGTGCATTTTAAATTTTTACCTGGAATGGGTTTTTATGGTTTTGGTCTAATTCATATGATCGGTGGTTTGTCTAGAACGGCAACTACTGCACTAAGACAATTATTGGATGCAGGTACATTAAGTAACTTGCCTTCAGGATTTAAACAACGTGGAATACGTGTTAGAGATGAGGCTCAATCAATACAGCCTGGCGAATTCAGAGATGTCGATGCACCTGGTGGAAACATTAAAGATGCATTTATGCCTTTACCATTTAAAGAACCTTCTGCTACTTTATTGCAGTTAATGGGTACGGTGGTTGCGGCAGGGCAAAGATTTGCCGCCATCGCTGACATGCAAGTCGGGGACGGCAACCAGCAGGCAGCTGTTGGAACGACTATAGCTCTGTTAGAGCGAGGCTCCAGAGTCATGTCAGCCATACATAAAAGATTGTATGTGGCCATGAAAAGTGAATTTAATTTATTAGCAGGAGTTTTTAAAACTTATTTACCACCTGAATATCCATATGATGTTGTTGGTGGACAAAAAAATGTTAAAGTTGCAGACTTTGATGACAAAGTAGATATTTTACCAGTTGCAGACCCAAATATATTTTCTCAATCGCAAAGAATTTCTATGGCACAAACAGAATTACAACTTGCACAGTCAAATCCACAAATGCATAATTTATATGAAGCTTACAGACACATGTATGAAGCAATTGGTGTAAAAAATATTGATCAAATCTTACCACCACCTCAAGAACCAAGTCCAATGGACCCTGCTACTGAAAATATTCTAGCAATGTCTAATAAACCGTTCCAAGCTTTCAAAGGACAAGACCATCAAGCTCATATTACAACGCATTTAAACTTTATGGCTAGCAATGTTGCAAGAAATTCACCGGTTGTCATGGCAACTTTAGAAAAAAACATCTTTGAACACATTTCACTAATGGCACAAGAGCAGTTAGAGGTAGAATTTAGAGAAGAAATTGCACAATTAATGCAAATGCAACAAATGATGCAACAAAATCCGCAGATGCAGCAAAATCCGCAGATGCAACAACAGATGATGTCACTATCAATGAGTTTAGAGTCTAGAAAAGCTAAATTAATTGCAGAATCTACTGAAGAATTTAGAAATGAAGAAGCAAAAATTAGTGGAGAGTATGGTGGAGACCCAATTGCTAAATTAAAAGCTAGAGAACTAGATTTAAAAGCTATGAATGACGAAGCTGAGAGAAAAGAATCTGAAGAAAGAATAAATTTAGATAGATCTAAACAAATGATGGGTCAACAACAGTTTGAAGACAAATTACAACAAAATGAAGACTTAGCAGAACTTAGAGCAGACACATCTTTAGAAAAAACCCAAATGGGTATTGACTCTAAACGAGAAAACGACATTATGAAACAAATGGACGTTAGGATCTTGAAAGGTCCGAGAAGATAGTATACAATAATAGCATAGGAGAAAAATATGAAACCAAAAGACTTTTTTACAAAAAACAATCCAAGATATGTTGGTCCTGTTGTATCAGATACACCTAGAGCAGATGGTTCTAATACACTTAAAACTAACTCTGATGGATTTGCAGAAGAAGTAGAGGTAAAAGCACCTTTAGGACAACCAACTATTAATAAAGTTGGTGGACAAAAAAGAATGCTAGCATCTAAAAAATCTTCCGTTAAGTGGTACTAACATGTGGTTCTCGGCAATTAAATTAGCCGTTTCTGCTGGAAGTAAAATTTACGCTAACAAACAGAAATCAAAAATGGCTATGTCCGATGCACAGTTGTTGCATGCAGAACGACAAGCTCGAGGTGAGGAAGCTTACCAAGGAAAACTATTAGAAGCACGTCAAAACGACTACAAGGACGAGTTCGTTTTGGTGATTCTTTCGGCGCCCATAATTGTGTTGGCCTGGGGAGTTTTTTCAGACAATCCAGTAGCTATGGACAAAGTAAAAATTTTCTTTGAGCATTTTGCTGCTTTACCTACGTGGTTTTCTACGTTATGGATACTTGTAGTTGGTAGTATTTTTGGTATAAAGGGTACACAAATATTTAAAAACGGTGGTAAAAAATAATGAGCAAAAAATCTAGACGAAGAAATAAAAGACTTTTAGCATTAGCAGGATTAGCTGGAGCAGCGGCACTAGCGTCAAGAAGAAATAAAGCAGCTCTAGCATCTACTGAAGATGGTAAAGGTGGTATTGATACTATCACCAAAGCAAAACAAGCAATGACTTCGGATGCTGCTTATTCACCTAAAATTGCTTCACCAAAAAACACTGTTGTTAACACTCCAACAACTATTATGGATAGCATGCCTGCTGCACCTAAAAAAAATCCATTCTCAAAAAGAATTAGAACTGGTACAAATGAAGTATATACAATTAAAGATGGCAACACTGGAACAGGAAACTCTAAATCATTATTTATTGGTGATGATGGTTCTTATACTCAAGGTAATAGAACTTTTCCAAATAAAATGTCTTACATGAATAGAGATAAAAAACCAGCTATGTTAGGTTTAAAATCTGGCGGAAGAGCTGGACTTAAATCTGGTGGAAAAGTTAAAGGTTGTGGAATAGCAAAAAGAGGCTTAGGTCGAGCAATGAAAAAGGGGAAAAGATAATGTCAAATAGAAATTATAATAAACAAACAAATCCGAACAGACAAAAGTTAATGAATGGCGGAAGAGCTAAAAAAAATATGGGTGGTTCTATGAATGCAAGAGCTGACATGAGATCTGGTTACTATCCATCAGACATGGGCATGGAAGGTGGAGCTATGTATAAAAAAGGCGGACCTGTTAAAAAGAAAAAGAAAAGTAAATTTCCAGATCACTCAGGTGATGGGAAAATTACTAAGAAAGATATCTTGATGGCTAAAGGTGTTATTCCTAAAAAGAAAAAAAATGCTTAAAAAATATTTTAGAAAAATAGTAGACGCAATCTTTGGAAAAAGATGCGAATGTTTAATAACAAAAGCATATACACCTGTAAAATGTGTTGTATGCGGAAAGGAGCAATAATGGCAAAACGTGGACTATACGCAAACATACACGCTAAGAAAAAAAGAATCGCTGCGGGCTCAGGTGAGAAAATGAGAAAACCTGGAAGTAAAGGCGCACCAACAGCAGCAAATTTTAAACGAGCAGCAAAGACAGCGAAGAAACCTAGAAAGAGAAAATAATGGCCAGCGCAGCTTGGACAAGAAAAGCAGGTAAGTCACCCTCGGGTGGACTTAATGCTAAAGGTCGTGCCAGTTATAAAAAAGGTACACTTAAAGCACCTACTAAATCTAAGACAAGTTCGAGACGTAAATCATTTTGTGCTCGTATGGGTGGAATGAAAAAGAAATTAACTTCTGCTAAAACAGCAAGAGACCCTAATAGTAGGATTAATAAATCTTTGAGGAAGTGGGATTGTTAATGAAAGCAGCAATTCTAGACGCGTTAGAAGCTAGATACGAAGCACAGATAGCTGAAGCAGACGCAACTATTAAAATATATCTAGAAAATTCTGTAGGTATTGGTGAGCACCCACAACATATAGACGAAATAGATAAACAGTTTCAAAAAATTGCTGATGCTCAAGAAAAATTAAAAGCAATCAATGATTTTAGGGAGCCTAGAGTTGCCCTTTAAATCTGAGAAACAACGTAAGTATTTATTTGCAAAAGAGCCTGCTATTGCAAAGAAATGGACTAAAAAATATGGCAGCAAAATAAAACCAAAGAAAAGGAAAAAGAAATAATGGACGACATGACATTTGTAGAGAAGATAAGAAAAATAATAAAAATGAGACATGATGATATGGTATCAGCCATGGCATCTGGAGGTGTTGACAATATGGAAAAATACAACTATATGTTAGGACAGATACGAACGTATCAATATTTAAGTCAGGAAATATCCAGCCTGCTAAACAAAAAGGAGCAATATGAACAAGACGGAACCGTTATCGACATCAACTCAAAACCCAAAGATTGAGTTACCAAATAAAACTTTAGTAGGTGTTAAACCTACAGAAAAAAAATCAGAAACAAAAGGAAAAGTCCCTAAACCTACGGGTTGGAGAATTCTTGTTTTACCTTTTAAACAAAAAGATAAAACTAAAGGCGGAATAATTTTAGCAGATGAAACAGTAGAAAGATCGCAAGTAGCATCAACTTG